CAAACTGAAGCTCTACGCGCTTTCGCTCTTCATCGGATAACTTGCCTTTGAGCGCAGCAATAAGTTGAACCTGTTCTAGATCAAAGATTGTGCCAGCCTTCTTAAGAGCTGCCTGTTTCTTCTGCTCTGCTGTCAATGCTTTGCTTGCAGTTAATTGCTTCTTCTGAGCTGCTGCAAGTTCTTTAGCTCGCTTGGCTTCTGCTGCCTTGGCTGCTGCACTAGATCGATAATTATCGATAACAGAGCCGCCTTGACCTGTACCTTCGCCTGAGTTTCTTTCGCCAAGTGCTGCAAGTTGCCCAATCAAACCAAACTTAAAATTGGCAGAAAGAATCTTCCCTAGTAAACCGCCAGTTCCGATATCGTCAATCTTTTGGAAGTAAGAAGCCAGGACTCCAACACCTCGTGCTGCGTCGGCGGCAAATGTAGCCAAAGAGTCCATGGTATCTGCAATACCTTGAATGTCATTTTGCTTACCGCTTGCAAGGACTAAGGCATCAACTAAGCCTTTACCTATTGTCTCTTTTGCATTGTTTGACGCGATAGTTAAACGATCTATTTGACCAGCATAGGAGTTTGCAGCATCTTGAGCCTGACCAGCGAAAAGGTAGGTTAGGCGCTTTTGAATCTTTTCAAATGAAGAGCTTGAAAGTTCTGCCTTGCTTAAGCCTACGCCTAAACGACCAAGAGCTTGAGTCTGCCCCAGGTAAGCCTTCTGCAATGACTGTGAAACCTGAGTAACGCTCTTACCTGTACCGGCTGAGATATCTAGAGCAAGGTTAAGAAGCTCTTGAGCCTTAGTAATTGATAAAGTCGAACGAAGCAAACGATCTAAAGCTGGACGAAGTTCATCATCTAGAACGCCGGTTTGTTGCTCTAGGTTTGAAATGTAATTATTTACTTCAGCGCCTTGTGTGCCAAACTCAAGTCCAAGGTTCTTTACTGTACGAGAAAGAGAAAGTGCTGCTTTTTCGTCTTCAGCAAAAGCCTTGACTGAAGCCTTGCCAAAGCTGACAATTGCAGCAGTACCAAGACCTAAACCAAAAGCTGTAGCAAGAGATTTGACCTGCTTGGTAAGTTTCGCTGCGGCTGTTTCGGCTTGCTTAAAGCCACGGGTATCTGCCTTTGACCCAATGTTAATCGTCTCGTTGACTTGAGCCATTATGCTGCCTTCCCTATTCTGCCTTTAGCAACTTCAGCTCTAAACTGAGTTAAAGCCGTATCAATGGCTTTCATGGTTGCGCCTTCTGCCTTGCCTTGGTTAAGAGCCCAAGCGCGATAGATCAAGCGACCGCGACCTTTAAGGCTAGAAACCAATGGTGGTAGGTTTGCAATAAATTGAGCACCTGCGCGTGGGTTTGTTGACTTACTAACCCGGTTGCTATTGCTTCCGGCTTTCTTTCCAACCCAAGGTTGACCATCTAGACCGTTGCGTCCTGCGCTTTCGTAGATAGCACCAACGCGGCTCTTATTCTGAATTCTTGCCATAGAACTAAAGCCACTAGAATTAATCTTGCTTGGTGTTGTGCTGTAAGTAATTCCAGCTCTAATTGTAGAAGCGTTATAGGTTGGGAACTTGCCTTCGCTAAATGACCGAGCAGCCCAACCGGACATTGGAGACTGAGCAGGGACAAAGCCTTTTGCCTGTAATACGACAGGCTTCAGCGCTGCTGTGATTTCTTTCTTCAAAGCTTTTTCTAGATCAGGAGTAAAGCGACGCATTGCTTTGCGATAGTCAGCGTTTCCGCGAATTTCGATACGCATCGCTCTGCTCCTTCGCTATGTCCTTAAGGACTTGAATATGTGCTTTGAAAGCCATTGTTGGAAGTTCTACAATGGTTTGAAACGGAACTCCAAACTCGTGACTTAATCTAGCCGCGAGATAGGTGACAGAGTTCCGATCTACCCTAAAGGGTCGGACTCTAAGACCTCAACTGACTTGAGAGTCTCTAAGAACCCTTCCCCAAAAGGTTTGACCGTTTCACCCGAACGACGAATTGCGTCCCAGCAAAGCCAATAGACGTCAGATTGTTTCTGATCCTCTATCAGAGCTTTGTGAAAGCCCTTCTTGGCATGAAGTTCAAAGCTATATTCCAAGAGAGGAGTTATTTCAAACTCCTGCACTTGTCCGTCAGCCCTTGTTACTTTGAGTTTTGCCATTTGTTAGCCCCTTTAGTTTGTTAGTTTATGACCAAGAACCTGTTGATGCGTAAGATGTCTTGCTGTTGCAGGTAAAGGTGATATCGATAGTTGCTTCGTCTCCAACTGCACCGTTAATGTCGGTTAGGTTGTCAACAAAGATTGTACCTGAGTAGAGCAAGTTAGTTGCTGAAACTGCTGAGCTTGAATCTTGAATTGCCTGGAAAGCAACTGTTGATCCAAATGCTGACTGAAGTGTATCGAGTACGCTGCCGTCTGCTGTGTCATTCAAGAATGTTACTGTGATTGTATCTGCTGCAAGCCCAGCCACGAACTTGTGAGCTGTGTCACCCATCGCTGTGACCTCTAAAGAGTCAACGACGCGGTTAAGCTGGAAAGCCGTTACGTGATCTGAAAGATTGACTGTGGCAATCTTAAAGCCTACCTTGTTGTTTAAGAAAATTGCCATTGGTTATTCCTCATCTTTCTTTGTTGTTGGTTTTGTTGCCTTTGGCGCTGAAGTAACCTGACCGATTTTGATCAGGAAGTCAGCGTTCTCTTTTTCCCATTGTGCGAGATCGGTCATGTTATGTCCATTCCGTAAGTGTTGATATATTAATGGTAGCCGTTAAGAGTGCACCTGAGTCGGAATCAAGCTGCCCGACATTGGTTACTGAGCCAACATTAAACTTAATTGAAGAGGCTGCCAGTTTGTTAAAAACTGTCACCATCATGTCTTCTATGCCCGAAAGATTACCTTGGTTATCCAGGAGCGGCACATATAAACGGATTTCCAGGTTAGCCATAGGCGCGATGCTTGCCCATTGGTTATTGCTAGGCATTAGGTAATCGCCTGAAGATGGCGCTACGACCACGCTATTTGCAATCGGCATTGCAGGTGGAAAAGAAAAAACGCTGTATTTCGTATCATCAACTAAAGCTGTGGCAATAGTAGAACGAAGAGTTGTAATGGCTGTCATTAGCCCACCATAGAACGAGGATCTAAATATGGAGCTATAAGACCACGAACGCGAGCCAAAAGAGTATTGCCCATGCGGTACGGGCTAGGGGTATAACCATCAATGCTAACTGAGCCGCCTGAAGGCGCTTGGCGTGATTGCCAAATATCGACGCAGATCATCAAACTAGCTTCTTGAATTGCTGGGACGGCTGCTGGGTCGAGATAAGTTTCTGCCGCTACGGTTCCAAAAGGATTGACCGGGTGATAAGGAGCGGCTGTGTTGTTGTTGCCTGTAATGGCATAAGTAATATATTTATCGCCAACGATTGTGATTGTCTTGCTACCGTTGTGCTTTGAACCGTTTCCTGAGATTACAACTGTTTGACCTACATAGAAAACGTCTGTAACTGATTGCTCAAAGTAAAGAGTTCCAGTATTTGTTGTATTGCTGTGTGCAATGTTTGAAGTTGTGTTAGACCAAATGAATGGAAGCAGCACGTTATCAGCCGCATCTGCGACTTCTTGAAGCGTAGCGTCTGAGTATAAACTTCCAACGCCAAGAGCCAATTTAAGCTCCGCAACTGTCGTGAGTGACATGCTTTCCTTTCTAAAGACTCAGAGAGGCTGCAAGGGCTCCGGCAGCCCCTCTGAGTGACTTAGGGTGTTACTTATTAAGCTACTGAAAGACCACGGAAAGCTGTTGGGTAGCGGTTAACTACTGCAACGTATCCGTAGAGACCAATCTCTAGCTGACCATTTGATACCACATTTGAACGCAACTGAATTTGTGCGCTCTCGTGGAATCGCATTGCGTTTGATGGATATACCAATGCGTACTTAACGTTTGAGTCATCGCCTGTGTAGTTAGCGTCAACTACGAGGTCAAGACCTGCAACTGATCCGTTTGTTGATCCCTGTGTAATGAGACCAGCAGCGTTCTGAGGTGCAGCAGCAGCGAATAGTGGACGGTTTGAACCATCTACAGCGCCAAGAAGGTTAGCGAAGTCGATGCTGTCGTTTCCACCTGAAGGTGAAACCATAAGCTTGTTAGGTGTAGAGCGTGTTACTCCGTAAGAGTCTGCAATACCCTGAGCGATAGCCTTGTAGATTGTTGATCCTGAAGTTGATCCGCAGTTATTAACTGCAATCTTCGCTGCGTACGCATCTGTCTTCTGTGCGTATGATGCAGAGAGCTCACGGATATAAAGGTCAAGGAAGCTTGGGTCGCTGCGGTCAACGAGCTCGACGTCTAGAATTCCAGCACCGGCGAACTTGACTACGTTATCTTCCTGGAAAGTAACTGCTGTGTCCTGTGATGCGAATTCAGCGCCTTCTGCTGTTAGACCTACGATTGCCTGAGCACCTAGCTTTGGAGTGAACACCTTCATGCCACTTGCTGGGAGCTGAGCGCGCTCGATTGAATCAATGAATGGACGTGATGCGTCGATAATACCGATTACATCGCGAAGGTATGTAGGTGGAACCATACCTGTGTTTTCTGCGACTGTAGCAACTGAAAGAGCTGCCATAAGTTCGCGAGCATCTGCGTCGCCGCGTGATGCGTTAAGTTGTGCCTTGACATACTGTCCTGCTGTAATGTCTAGGTTGA